TTTTATTAACATAAAACCAGTAGCGGCATCTAAAACTTCCGTAAATCCATTATCTACATTAACTTCTAGTGGATTAACAAGATTTAAATTATATCCTAATAGTTTTTGTTCCATTGAATTAAGTTCACCATTTTTAACGTAATACTCTAGATTTTCCCATTCGATAGTTTTTCTAGGATAAATAGCTGCAACTACATCTTTATCGTATTCTAATAATTTAGTAACTAAAGTTGGTTTAAATGCTATATCAGCATCTACGAATAATAAATGAGTACAGTATTCATTATCCATAAATTGAGATACCATCGTATTTCTTGCTCTAGTAATTAAACTTTCATTTCCCATAGTGTTAATATGTATTTTATATTCTTTTTCTTTTGCTTCTTGTAATAGTTTTATAACACTATGAAAATAAGCTTCGTGCATTAATCCACCATAACATGGTGTACATAACATTACATATGCGTCTTTAGCTAATGACGACTGTGACATTTCCTAACTCCAATCCGATTGAATTCCCTGTAGCTACGCCTACTTCGTTTCCTGTGTCACCAAAAGTGCCAGGGAAAATTACTGATAGTTGATCTGGAACACCTCCTGTAGCTGAAAGAGGTGCTTGTGGTCTTGCGTTTTTTAATGCTTCAGGATCATTAAAAACTATTGGGTCTAATTGCGGATGTTTAGGTTCGTACTCGCTAATATGAACTAATAAGCCGTTCCATTCACGAATCATTTCTTGATAAGGATATTCTAATCCTGAACGATCTGAAATCGCTCTAGCATATGTTCCTTTTACATAAGGAAACGTAGGTGCTTTAGTTGGTCCACGTTTATTAAAAGCCACTTCGATAACCTGGTACTATTCTAAATGTTTCATTTAAATCAGCATCTTTCGCTCTAGTAAATGCTGTTTCATATTCGCTTTTTAAATACGATAATGTATTTAAATCTATACCTGCTCTTTTCATTCCCATATAATAAGCTAGTCCAGCAACCATACACTCATAAAATCGAAAAGGAATATCCATATCTTGTTCACTTCCACTAGAACTTAAAGCTGTAATATCTTCTATTTTTCTTATTCTCCAATAAGTAACAGTATCAGTAGAATTTTCAGGTGCTGGATAAAAATAAATATCAGGTGTTCTATCTTTTTGTAAATAAAATTGAGTGACTCTTCCTGTAGTAGCTTTATTAGGATATGCGTTATAATCAGTTAAACTAATTCTTTCTACGTTATAATCAGTATTATCTCTCGTTACATATAAATCGACTACGTCAACAGTATCACTATCTAAAGTATAACTAGCAGTACCTGAAGTTAAACTTAAAGTTTTCTTTTCAAGTGTCCATTGATTAACACCACGATTAGCCCAATCAGCAAACATAATATTAAGACTACGTTTCGCTGAACGTATATCATAACCTAATACGGGTTCTCCACCGATACGATCCATTGCTTCTTGAATCGCATCATTAACCGTTAAGTTAAAAGTCGCTGTTCCTGATGTAGCCATATTACGCCATAAATACTGTTATCGCTGATACACCTGCAGTTAAATTAACTACAACACTACCTGAACATTTAATACCTTCAGATGGTAAAGAAATCTGAATGGGACCAGATGCTGCGGATGCTGCAGTAGTTAATGCAAAAAGTGTAGAACTACCATCTTTAAAAGTTACTGTACCAGCTGTACCTGTAGGAGTTACAATAAATCCTTTTATTCTTGCTGGGCCAGCGAATAAAGTAACATCGCTTCCTGTTGTAGTAGTGCTTTTAGCGAAAATATCTGAACTAGACATTGACACCTCCTTTTAAAAGTTTTTGTAAATTAGCAATTGTAGTTGAAATGTCTTTTAGTTTAGAACTTTGAAACATATCTCTTGAAGCAAATAAAGGACTAGTTGATTGTTGCATTTGAGATAACGGACCAAATGCAGACATTGAACTCGGAGTTCCTACTAAATTCTGTCCTTCATATATTTTTGAATCTGATTTAGATGAACCACTTGAAAGTTTTTGATAATTATTAATAGATTCTTGTAATTGATCTAAAATTTTAGTATTTTTTTCATCTTGTTTTATTTTTTCTTCTTCCATATCTATTTCTTTTTGAGTTTGTTCTTCTTTCATTTGACTTTCTTTATCTTTTATATCTAATTCATTAAGAAAATCCATTAAAACATCAACAGCTTTTTCTTTCTTTTTATCAAAATATTCTGTAAGTCTGCTCATAAATTTAAATATATACAATAAATAGGGCCTTTAACAGGCCCTATAATGATTAAGATAAGTTATTGTTTTGGATATATAGTACAGTTACAGTTGCAGCACCAGTAGTACCGTCACCTGAACCTGCAGCAAAATCTGCTAAAACCTGTATATCTGTAGTTCCTATATCAGTAGCTTCAGTATCTAAAGTTCCATGAGTAGTTCCTAATGCTTTTACGTTTTGTAAAGCAATAAACGCATCTGGATCTGCTGAAGTTCCTACGCTAACAGTAGCAGTACCACTATCATTGCTAACTGTAGTAACGTTTAAAACTACATCTACAATTTGTGAATTAGCAGGAATAGTTGCGCATACTTGATCGTTTGCAGTTGCTCCTATAATATCGATTACTTTAGATTGTGCCATTACGACAGAACCTACGTTTGTTACATCACTTCCAACTGTTGTACCTGATGTATCTTTAATTGTTCCAGCCTTAATTGGGCCAGAAAAAGTAGTTGTTCCCATATGTCTACCTCCTTGTAGTCGTTTAAGTCTTAGGGAAAGAGAGGGCGATAACACCCTCTCTTAGTTTTTTAATTATTAGGCTGCGCCTGGAGTACCGAAGATACCTCTCCAATCGGTGAAACCGAATGAATATCTCTCAGATACTTTGTAGCGTAAGTTCCCTGTTTCAAAATCGCCTTCAACAGCTTTTTTAAGTGATCTTCTTACGAAGTGTTTTAAACCATCGTTTACATCTGTTAGTAAGAAGAAAGCATCAGGGTCAGTTAGACGTTGATTAACTGTTACTCCACCAGGGATCATTCCCATAGATTTCATAGCGTTAATATCATTATCTGCTGTACCTGGTCTTAAGTTACTGTTTACGATTCTTTCAGCAATGAACATTAGTTCTGGTGGAACTACTAACTTCTGACCTGTAGCTGCAACAGGAATACCTCTATCATCTGTCATTTCAGAAATCTGAATTAACATTGTCTCAAGAGATGTCTCTGATAAGTCAGCTGCAGTTGCTAGAATGTTAGATGCTGTTCCGCCACCACCTAATGGGTGAGCACTATTAAGCATACTTACTCCGTCACCACCTGTTACTGTTGTAAAGCCATTGTTTAAGATGTTAGCACCTTTGATTTCTTTAGTGTGCTGCATTGATCTTGCTAAAGCTTTAGCGTATTTTGCACCAAGTGAACCGTAAAGACCATCTTCTTCTGCTTCTTCAGTAATTGCAAAAGCAAGAGCGATTGTCTCATGATTATATCTTGCTACAATGCCTTCTCTTCCTGTTTCATAAGAGATAGCTGCGCCTTCTGCTTTAGTAGGAGCTGCACCGAAACCAATCATCTGTACATCTTCTTCAAAAGCTTTTTGTGATTGCTCAACAGAGAAAATTTCTCTCCACTGTTCTGGATAACGGTCGTATTCCATTCCAAAAATAGTATTGAGGCCTAAGTTAAGCTGTTTTGTAAATTGTGATCTATTTAATGCCATAACTTACTCCTTATACTCCTGCGCCTTGTGTTGATAATCTATGCTGGTTAATAACTACTTCAACCTTAGCATTCTCACCAAACGCATTATCTGGCTCATCTACTTTTCTTAAAACTCTAAGAACAAGAGAACCTGTTCCTAAAGTATCGTTATCTAATTCATGCTTAGAATAACCGTAAGTAGAGTCACCTGCTGTTAATAGAACGTTAGCTGTTTCACCGACATTAGCTTGAGCAATAGCACCGTTACCGGCTTGTACAGTATATGTGATCATTGGATCATCATATACATATGCTTTAATGTCTGTGTTTGCTTTAACAGTTGTACCTGAAGTCCACTTCTTTGTAAACTTCACATCACCTGTTGATTCATCGACATATTCAACGCCGTAAAATACACCAATTGCTTTTTCTGTATTAGCAAAAGCATCTAAGTAACCATCTGATCCGAGATCAACGATATCGCCAGAAAAGAAATTAGTAGCTTTGCCATTCGCAATTAAGTATTCATTAGCTCTGATAATGCCGCCGGTTAAGTGTCTTTTAGGCACAAAACCTTGTGGTTTATCTGCATTAGCCATTTTATATATACCTCCTTAAAATTGCCAATTTGCCTTACTCACCACCTGTTGTTACTTTAGATCGATGTTCTCGTTGGATAGGATTACCTGGTTGTTCTACTCTATGTAAGTCATTACTGACTGCAAGTTCTTGGTTACGTGTTTTATTTGAGTAATACTCATTTCGTTCCATAACCATTTCCTCTGGCATTTCGCAGAGAACCATTCCTTCAACGCCAATATAACCAGCGAACTTTCCATGTTCAATAGTAGCTACTGCAAAATCCTTAGACACTGTCTTTGGATCTCTTGGTTGCCAACCTTCTCTCATTCGTTTCGCCCAATTAGTTGGGTTATCTTGACCTAAAATGCTAGTTGCAACCCAACGTTGCCTATATCCTGGCCTCGCTGGTGGTGCCTCTAACAAAGATGGCGGTTTCCAAGTCTTTTTACGAGTGTACTCATCTCGTGTTTCTTTAGTTGTCATAATCAGGCTCCTTTACTAATTGTCCTGTATTGAAAGACCCGCAAGTTCCCTTGCGTATCTTTTCAGTGCCGCTGGATCGCTAATATCTATGCCAAATTTTCTAGCATTTGCTAGATCATCAGCAGACAGCTTAACGCTCTTAGCAGAACCCGATGTAGATCGAGAAACACCTGCAACTGGCGATTGCACTCTCTTCTGTTCAAAAGATACAACCTTTTTATCTTCTTGTGAAGTGTTTTTATCTGCTGTTTGCTGCGGATTTATCAAGTCAGGAAAGTACTTAGATAGTCGTTTATTTAATTCCTCATAATAATCTGGATCACTTATATCGAATCCTTCATTAGCTAATTGGGTATCTATTCCAATAGCTAAAGACGTAGCATCCATATGATCTGATTTATTCCACCAGCTTGAATTTTTAGCAATCCATTCTTTTGCTAATTCTGGTATTTCTTGAGGTTTTTGAACTGTAGATTCTGATGTTTGTTGTGGTTTACTTTGTCTAGTTTGTCTTAAATCAGACATACGTTCCATTAGCTCAACTTGTTTATCAGTGTCACCCGATTCAATAGCTTCCCTTAATTGTTGAGATACAGTTTTATACTGTATTTCTTCCTCTTCTTTTTCTTTTTCAGCTAAAGAAGATTCAATACGAGCTAAACGTTCTTCAAGTAGTTTTGCTTTTTCAGTTGCAGCTCTAGTTTTAGCAACTTCTTTTGCAATACGTTTTTTTACTCTTTCAGAATAAGGCTCTTTTTTGATTTCATCTAGTTCAGAACGAAGCGAAGATAGTTCATCTTCTAATGCAGGCTTTTCTTCTCCCATTGCATCCGATTCAATATCTCCTTCAGAATCCAACTGTTTCTCATTGATTGCTTTTTCAATTGGATTTTGATACGCTTGTTCTTCTTTTTCTTCGTCAAGACTAACCTCGACTTCCTTTAGTTCTTCGTCTATCATGGTTTAACCTCCCATGTATTGCGTGGTAGTGAACCACGTGTTTATACTTTAGTTGTTAAAATATCAGGGTTCGGTAAAACCGCTAATATTTCATCATCATTTAACAGAAGCATCTTGACTCCACTAACATCAATTTTACTTCCTGCGTATCTACCATATATAACATAATCGCCAATTTTGCACCATGGTTTTTGACTTTTATCGTAACACTCATCTCCCATAGCAACTATTCGACCTTTACTGTTTAAATACGCCTGATCTTCTACTGCTTTGTCAGTTAAGATAATTCCACCTTTAGTTTTTTTAATAGGTGCAACTGGACGAATTAATATTCGATATCCACAAGGTATTGGTAGTTCTTTTGGATCAGCTACATCGTTATCGGTGTGCCAATCATTATTCATGACAATATTACTCATCTTCGAGTATATCTCCTTTCATGTATCGTTCAGAAATATCTTTAATAATATCTCTGGCTCTATCTAAACCATGAACTATTCCAATAGTTTTAATATACTGTTCGTTAGTATCAAAACCAGGGCTAACAGTTCGTTCAGATAAATCTCTTCTAAGCTTTTTGATTTCCTCTAGTATCGCTTCCGTTAGTTTTAGCATTATACGATATCCTTTCTTTCAGAGCATTTAAAGTTTCATTAAAATTCTTTTTTAATTCTTTTGAAGCTGTCGCAAATAAATTAGGTTTAATAATTTGAATTTGAATATTTTTATTTAAAAGGAATTTTTTTGCTTGACGAATTTCTTCACCCGTTGGCCTGTTACTGCTCATTTTTAATTTCTTTTTTTAACTTTAAACCTTCTTTTAATGCTTTTAATTCAAGTTCTTTGTTTAATCTATCTTGAACTTTTTCATCTTTCTTTACACCTTCTACAAATCTAGCTTCTCTTATTTGCATTTCTTTAGTTTTTAATTGAAGTTCAGCTTGATCTTTAGCATTCTGCTGTTGTTGTTTAACTTGTTCCTCAGTAGGAGGTTGACTTTGAGCCAACATTTGAGCTGATTGTGCTTCAAATTGTGCTAAAGCGTTTTCTACCTCTGGAGGTAAATCTTCTTGCTTCTCATCTTTCTCTTTAAAGTCAATATTAGGAATTTGCATCTGCATTCCTGCTTGTTGTCCCATACTTTGCATTGCCATTTTGTATTGATACGCTAAATGTTCTGCCATATGTGCTAACATAGGACCTAAGATAGCTTGCTGTGCTTGTTTATTTCCACCAAATCGTGGATCAGATAAAAATTGTTGATGAACTGCTAAGTGAGCAGTGTGATTTTGATCCATAAATGATCTTATTGGCTTTCCGTTTAAAACTGCCATATTTTCTGAAACAGGATCCATTCTTTTTGGATCAATTTCAGCTAATAATAATTCTTCTGGTTCTGGAATATTCAAAGCACGTATTAATCTTTCATAAGCTTTTCGTACATCGATAATTTGAGGCGCTGATTGTGCTAATTGAAGTTCCGTTTGCGCCATAGCAATTCTTTGTGCCGCTGAAAATATGTTTGGATCTGACACAGGAATAATATCCACACGTCCATCGAAGTCTTTTCGTCTAACCATTTTTTCATCGCCGATAATTTCATAAGGATATTCGTTATCTAAGAATTCTCCGTTCAATTCTCCAATTAATTTAAGTTCTTTTCCTTGAGCCATATGTAATCTTTTATGAATTGCACTAAATACTTTAGAACCTTGTTCAATTTGAGATACAATCGTTCCTACAGGAGCAGATGAAGCTGCATCTCCGACCATAGCATCAGCAATAGAAGTAAATCTACGTCCCGATTCAGTTAAAATTCCTAATAGCTGCATTAAAGTAGGTGATGGTTCTTTAAATGGAAGTGGAATAAATGATTTTCTTAAGTCATCTCCGTAAGCTTCTACTTCAACCCATTCACCAGGCGATACTGTTATGTCTCCACCTTCAATTCGAGCACCTTTAGCTTTAAATCCACCATTTAAATTTGCAAATGCAGCACTATCTAGTAACGCTCTTAGTGCACCAGTGCTCGCATGCTGTAATCCACCGATCATATGTATTAAACCGAAGCCATAAAAGCCTAAACCAGGTAAATATTTATAGTGAATAAAGTAAACTCGCTTCTGTTGTAGCTTATCATCTTCTTTCCAATTACGTCTAATAGCTAAAATTTGTGATGTAGAGCGATCAATTGTAATAATGTAAGGTAATTCTATATCATCTTCGTCATTTCCTAAGTTATAATCGACATGAAACTCTAAAACTTGTCTAATTTGATTACTTCCACCACCTGATAATCCGTCTATTTCATCTAAAGTCTGTTGAATTCGACTTTCTTCACCCATATCTGTTGCATCAGTTAGCTTTACAGTGCGATAAAAACCAGTTTTCATGTATTTTTTAACATCGTTAGTTGTTAATTTCATAATTTGAGTGTATCTAGGAGAAGTATCTAACTCTGTAGTGCTATATGAAACGACTAAATCTTCTGCAGGAATAAATTTTGCACACACTCGATCAGTTGTAGTATCATAATAAACTTTTTTAAATGATGAACCTGCTAAAGCTAGATTAAATAACATCTGATCTAACTCGCTAAAGTAATCTGGCATTAACTGAGTAATCTGATAGTTCATAAATTCTTGAACTCGTTGTGCTTGTTTCTCTCTTTCCTCTGTTACTTTACCTACAATTTGCGTTTTAACAGGGCCACCGGGTGGAAACATTTCAGCAATTGCTCGTGCTTGAAACTGAGTTGCAGCTTCCGCCATTAAAGGATTGTGAACTCCAGAAGCACCAGGGAATGGATCATCTCTTTCTTCAGAGATTACTCCTAACATTTTTATTCCTTTTGAATATTGATCTTCCCAATCTTTTCTAGAAGCTTTATCATTTTCGTATTTGTTTAAAAGATCAGAAGAAATAGAAGATAGTTTATCGTCATCTAAATTTTCTGCTAAGTTAGCGTAATGATCAGTTTCATAAGGATTTACAAATTCCTCTTCTTCTTCCTCATCTTCAGAAATATTTACTTCAACAGAACCGTCTTCTGATATTTCTAAAACATCTTCTAAATTATTTTGTTCTTCAGTCGCCACCTTGCATTCTCTCCTGCATCTGTACTTTTTCACCCATTGGTAAGTTTATAAATGTCGTGCGTAATTCAAAAAATCTATCTGCCCATTGAGATAGACGATCTGTTAAAAATTTTATATGTAAATCTTTTTCTTTTAATTGTTCTTCTTTAGTCGAATTATCTGACTTTAGTTTATTGTTTTCTCTAGTTAATTTTTTATTTTCTTTTCGAACAGTTTCTAGTTCTATTTCTATTTTTGTTGCCATCTTTTTTTCCTTTTCTTTTTTTACCACTATTAACTTGTTTTGAAAACAATGTTCTTGTTAACATCTCCACCTTCTTCTCGCTTGACGTAATCTAGAATTCGGATCTTTGGCCGCTTTTGGAAACTGTTTCATTTGTCCTGCTGAACGAGCACAGTATGATTTTCTTCTAGCGGCACGTTTACCTGTGGGATTTTTTTCCGTTACAGCTGTTGATAATTTAGAGCCTGGATTTTCTCTACGATATCTAGCAACACCTGCTTTAGTCATACCCGCTCCACTTTTTGTAGAGCGATAATATTTTTTATTTCTAGGTGGTTGCTTGTCCGCCATTAATCGTCATCTTCTTCTTCTGATTCAAGTTCAGATAATTCAGGTTCGATAATTTTAATATCATCTGGATCATCAGATTCTTGAGCATCTTTTAATAAATCTCTTAGCTGTTCATATCTAGTTCCGCCCATAATCTACTCCTTATTATTTTTTAAAAATTCTTTAATCGCTGCTGAAGAATCTTTACCCATACCGTCAGGTTCTACTTTAGTTGTAAGTCTGCTATTATCACCTTTTGAATAACGAGCTTCTAAACCTTTCATAGCATCTTCCGTTACTTGCTGTCCTTCTTTATCAACAGGGCCGGGAGTAAGACCAGTTCTAGTTCCTTTATATTTTCTATTATATGTTCCCATTATTTTTTCTTACCCTTTTTCTTTTTAGACATTGCTTTTTTAATCGCCATGCCTCTTTTCTTTTCATAGGAAGAAATCTTTCCGTCTTTATTCAAATCCATTTTAGATTTTTCCATGCGTCCTTCACCGGAACCGGCTCCGTCCATCATTTTATTTTTTTTCATGTTCTACCCTTTTATTTTAATGACCATCATGCCACTTATTTCCATAGGTGTTTCTTGCATGTCATCGCTGGTAATTTCTTTTCCTGGATTATTCATAGCTTTAACAATCATCTCATCATCTCTAAGACAGCTAGGATATTTGTCATAGAAACGATCATCCTCTTCCACTAAAGCTTTCGCATAATTAGGTCTAGTTTTTGCCGGCATGGGCTTGGTCGCTTTGTACATACTTGCCATTCAAATACTATAACGATATTTCTTTAACTGTAAAAGGACTTTTTCTGTATGATTCGATAAGGTTTATCGTCCCATTCATTATCTTCGGGATCGTTCGGGTGAGAAACTAAATAGTTATCTCGTATAAGCTGCCACGCTTGAGTTGCTGTATCAACTAAATCGTCATGCTTTCCGTAAGGAAAAGAAGCACATTCTTCAATTAAATCTTCTACCCACGCTTCATTCGGAACCCAAATAAGTCCTGTCTCTAACATGGAAGCTACGACATGTGCTCTCGAAACTTTATCTCGATCAGGTGTAAATTCTTTGACAGGAATTCCTGCTCTTCGTAAATCTTGAAGTAAGCTTTGCCCTGATGCTCGTTTCTCAATTAAAACGACATTGGGCTTCCAATCGAAAAAGGATTGTTGAGCCTCTTTTCGTAGTTCAGGATACTCGACACGATTACGCCAAGCTTCTAATAAAATTATACAAGCTTGATCTTTTCCTTTTTCATCTGAATGTGTAAAAACACCCCAAGTCGTTCTCGCTGAATAGTCCGCAGTTTGTCTTGCGGAAAAGGCAGTATCCCAAGATTGTATGATCGTGTGACAGCCAGGAAATCTTTTTTTATCCCATATACGCCACCAATCTCTTTTTAAAATTTGACCTTGTTCCGCAGTTGGTTTTTGTTGGTATAAACTTTGCCAAACTCTTTCTCCGACAGTCGCTTGAATCTTTTTTAATTTTTCTACGGGATAAGCTTCGGGCCAGAGAGCATCTCCGTTATCGTTAATCGCAGGTAAGTCTAAAACTTTCCACTGACCGGGTTCATTATCAAGAACCCAACCTGCTAAATCTTCTTCGTGCCATCTCGTTTGAATGATGATAACTTTTCCGCCTGGCATTAATCGTGTAAATGCGACTGACTTATACCATTCAATTAAATTCCTTCTTTGAACTTGAGATTCCGCATCTTCACGCCCTTTAATCGGATCATCAATAATTAACAAGTGTGCACCACGACCTGTAATCGCACCGCCCGCACCGACCGCTGAATATGTTCCGCCATGAACTGTGTGAAAACGTTTCGCTGAAGTTGAATCTTCTCGTAAAGCTACATTCGGAAAAACTTTTAGAAACTCTTCCGATTTGACGTGGTTACGCACCTTGCGTCCAAAATCATCAGCCAGTTCTTGAGCGTAAGTCGATTGAATAATAAACTTTTTAGGATTACGACCAAGGAACCAGGCGGGAAACATCTCGGAACATAACATTGACTTTCCATGTCTTGGCGGCATGAAAATTGCTAGACGATCAAATTCATCATTTTCTAAAGCTTCTAAATGTTTAGCGATTAATTGTATATGAGCAGGAGTCGAGTACCCGTTATACATGTGTTGAGCGAAATTTAATATGGAAGTTTGTGCTCCAGATACTTCCTGTTTTTCTTTTTGATTTTTGATGACCAGGAACGCTTTTTCTCGAATCTCTTGAGGAGCGTTTTTATCTAGTAATATCTGTTCAGCTTTTTGTAGTATCTCTAAGTTCATAAAAAAAACTTTCATCATCGCCTGCGACCCATTTAGAATGTTGCTCGACACTATATTCAATAGTCGAAACTTTATAGTCAGGGAACGTCATTTCTTTGGGAGACAAACTTTTATCGTAAAATATAACACGATTATTAGGTTGAGCTGCATAGTGGCCGTTATCTAGTTCTAGAATATTAAACGACTTATGTTGGCTCGGGATTTCGGAATATCCGACATCAGGAATGTTAGGATCAGGGTGAGCAGAATCTATCGTGAACAAATATGTTCCATAGTGCCATTGCTTACTAGGTGATAAATACTTACAACGCCCTGTCCCAGGATTGCATTTCTGGATAACAGCAATATGATAACTAAAGCAGTCCCATAACTGTAACTCTTCCAATGGTAAACTTTCTTCCTTATCTACTGGCCGTGAACAGAACGCAGATATAGGTAGCTTATCAAACAGAGCACCAGAATTATATAGATACGTTTCGAAATACAAAGCTCGGCCGGTAATCGACTTAGCAGTGGTCCAAACGCCTTTTTCATAATCTCCATGACCTTTTTCATGATCATAAAGATACTCCTTTTTTACATAAACTTCAATAGGGGGAATGTTAGCTACCAAAAAAGCCATTTTTTATTTATATACTAAATTTATACAAATATAAGCTATTTGTTGACTGTTTACTCTAGACTACAGCACCATGGAAAAAGTTTTTCGAAACTTATACGAAGTTTTTCGCTTAAACTTAATACGATTTTTTTTTCGAAAAAATTTTAAATAGTAGAAATAAAAAAAGAGAGAGGAATTAATTCCTCTCTCTTAAAAATTAGATAATAAATAAATTATAATTTATTTATTTCTTCTAACGCTTTTTTATTTAGAGATAATAATTCATCTCTATTAGATATCTTACTATCTTTTAAAAAAGAAAGATTAAGATTAATAGTATCTAAATATCTTAATTTATTTTCTTTATTAAGATTTCCTAAATCTATCGAATAAATAGTTTTTAGTTTATTAGTATTATAATCGTAATCGTCTTTACTCATTCCGTTTTTAAAGGAATTTTCAATCGTAGTAGAGAATTTATAATTCTCTAATCTAGTAAACGATTTTCCTTTTTTATCGTTTACTAATCTATGAAGAATTAAATTATCTTTAATTCTTATTAAAGAAGAAGGAAACTTATTTAGTTTTCCTTTTCCTTTTTCTTCTATTTTATTATTCATTTTCTTTTTCCTTTCTTAATTCTTTATATTAAAGAATTACTATATTTATAATTCATATTTTAAAAAAAGTAAATACTTAATTTTAAAAAAATTATAATTAAAATTATATAAATTAGTTCTTTCATTAATTTTCCTTTCTTAATTCTTTATAATAAATTTTTTTATTTTTTAAACACTTTTATTTTCTTATTTTTTTAATTTTTTATTTTTTATATATATAAATTGGATCAGAGAGGTACAGTTATTTTGCTTCTTACTACATACTCCTTACTACATACTCTTGACTGATCAACGATCAACTTATCAAGATTGATCAGCAGGGATCAAGCGATCAAGAATAAAAAAAGGGGACCCGAAGGTCCCCAATTATAATTATAACTTGTTAACTAATGCTGTCAATTCTTTCACATTCTTTTCCATTTGAGGTGAAAGTTTGACATCCTTAAATTCACTAAGGAATGCTAAATATAATTCCTTGTGGTCTTTTTTAAGATACCTAGCTATTAGTACGTTAGGCTTTTTAAATTTTCCATTTGACATGGAATCATAAGAAATATCTACTGTTCGATATCCCTGATCGAAAGCTTCCTTGATAGTGGTTGCTTTCATAGCTTTCTCATAAATGGCATGAGATTTACTTCCCTGTTGCTTCGGGTTAACTAGTCTAAAAAGACATATATCATTTCCGATTTGACTAACAGTTCTAGGAAGTTTATTTTCGGTTTTTTTCATTTTTCTTTCTCTCTTTCTTTGTGGTTTTATTTTACTACGATTAAATACAGAAGTAAACATCTTTATTTTAAAGATGTCATTTTTATTTTTTATATAAACTGGATCAGAGTTGTACAGACTTGTACCGTGATGCGCCGAGCTATGTTGTTGTTTGTTGACCCCTTACGCTCTACTATTTGTACCGGATTGATCAAGAATCAAGAGTCAAGGATCAACCGTCAACAACCATCAACCACGCTTACTGCGTGTTGCTGTAGGATGCTTTTAATGAATCAAGATAATTGACTATGTCGTCCTCGGACATGGTGTCAAGGTTTGTTGTCTTAATCTCTTTTTTATCAACAAGGTACCCTAACATTTGTGCCTTAAGTCTAGCTGCCTGAACCGCTGCACCTATTTGCCCTCTTTCTCGAGCTTCATGGATCATGGCATCAATCGATTCGATCTCTTTGTCCATAGTATGAATGGTCTGTTGATGTTGAAGAGAGCGTAAACGATCCAGGGCCTTGCGTATTTTATCTTTCTTTAGTAGGCGTGT